ATTCTCTAGATATTTTATCACCTCTACCTATAATAATCTTATATTCACATTGCTCATCACCTCTAAATACATTATTATTTACCAATGTTGGGTAATTTAAACCCTTATTAACGTATAGATATTCAACAGCCCCATTTGGTGCCGATGTAATATCACCGGAGTACATCAATGACCCCTCATTTTGATTATATGAGGCATTCCAACCTATTTTACCACCAATATTCATACCCGATAAATCTAAATCATTAGCACCCCAACTATTTTCCCAATATACACCAACGGCTAATCTTTTACCATAAAATCTAGTACCTGTTGGTATATTACCAACATACATTTTTTCTGACGTTGGTAGTCCATATTTAATATCTTCTGGTATGAATATTTTTTTACCCGAAAAATCAAACCTTTTTTTCAAATATGATTCAATAAAACATAGATTTTCTTTACTAGCATTAGACGTTTTATTTTCTTTTGCCCAAGATTTACCATTTCTTATTCTATATACAAATGAATCTTGCCCATTTTTTCTTGAATAACATGCCTGTAATGCTTTAAATAATGCGTATGGCGTGGCATTATCCAACCAATGTAAATCATCATTTGTTAAAATACGACTAGTTACCTTATTTAAAGGGTTCTCAACTAATGGTTTATGGTATTTTTTAGATAATTTAGATATTTTATTAATTGTTTTAGGACATTTAGATTTAAACCCCAGGAAAATTGGTTTGAATCTATTAAATATTTCAGCCATTTTTTCTAACCCAAACTTAGAAAAATGTATGGATGGGTTAAAGTTAGATGATTTAATTTTAGTAATTAAATAATCACTTTTAATTAAAAGCGATTCACCGGTTGACCGATATACGATATATCTGAAAAATTCCATAGTGTCTTTTGGTAAAACACCAAATACATCAGCTATTTTTATAATAGCTTCTTTGTTTTTAATACCCTCACCACCATTAAAAACATACCCTAATTCATCAACTAAAATTGTTAATAAATCATTAATCGTTTCCTCTTTTAATGCAATACCAGATTTAAGTATACCTAAACACTTGTCAATCATTTGTTCTTTGGTATATGCTTTAATTACTTTAAATACTATTTTAGTATCCGGTATATTTAGCATTTCTTCAGGTATATAAATTTCATCAGTAAAGTCACTACCATATGTTGAAATATAGTGTCTTATTTGCTCTAATAATAACTCAAAACGTGTTGATGTTTTTATTTTATTCCATGATTTATGGAATGTTTTATTTAAATCATTACCACTTAATTTTTCATCTGAATAAAATTTAATTATTTTATCTTTAGCCCAAACAGCGTTTGGTTCAATAATGAATCCATCTTCGGAAACATACACATTTTGTTTTGTATCATTAGATACAACCGCATTAAATAATTTTAAAGTTTTCATATATTTTTTTTTTAAAAGTGTGATGTATTAGTTAATAGTAATTTTAAAATAGGAACATCATTTACCTAAAAAAAATTAGACGTAAAGTAATTTCAGTTTAGCAAACTGATGCTGTTTCAGCATCTTTATAGGAACTTTATATGTCTAATTAGCGTTGCAGGCTGGACTCGAACCAACGACCACCAGTTCCATGATTTATTTAATAGGAACATTGTTTGTCTAAAAACGCAATGTAATAATACTGGGGCTCTAACCGCTGAGCTACTGCAACTAATTTAAAAATAAGCGAGAAGTAATTAAATATCCAAAATTTTTTATAGGAACTTCTTGTGCTTATTATGTTTTTCAAAGAACTTTTTTATAATTACAATGCAAATATATACATTTATTTTATATTATGCGAGTAATATCACATTTATTTTTAATTTATTTAATATGACCAATAACCACATTCTGTACAAACAAAACATTTACCATCAAAATATAGATGTTCACCACATTTAGGACATTTCATAATTATCGTTTTAATTGTTTAAAAAACTCTCACTTGTTCATCCTGCTTCTAATTCAGAGTGAGAGGTTACATTTTCTATAGTTTGAGAAGATATAGTTATTGTTTCATCAAAATTTTCACAAGAACAGTTGTTACTCATAATGACTACATTCCTTTGCACCTCACCAAGACATAAAGGAATAAATTCTTGGTTCAGGTTTTTCAACAGGTTTTAACGTAACCT